CCTACAGATCCTCGTGCAGTGGTAGGATTTGTTAAATATGAGTGTATGATTTCAGTAAATGCTTACCCTCTAGGTGTAGTATCCTCTTGGGTTAACGGCAAGCCTGTACTCTTCCCCGGACAATCCTCTAATGAGAAGACGATATAATGCTAACCTTACTATCGTCACTACTAGGCTTTGGTACTTCCTTTGTACCCAAAGTTCTGGATTACTTCCAAGATAAGTCTGACAAGAAACATGAGCTAATGCTTATGGACAAGCAACTTGAACAGCAGATAAAACTTGGGGAGTTGGGGTTACGTAAGTCACATATTGAAGCGGATACAGAAGAGTTCAAAGCTGTACACCGACATGATACCGCTATAGTAAAACAATCTGCTAAATGGGCAGCTACATACTCTGCTACTGTACGCCCCACAGTAACCTATATGTTTATGTTACTTTTTGTTACGGTTGAGATTAGTGCGTACTATGCTCTGGTAAGTAAAGGTGTGGCAGCTACTGATGCATTAAGCATTGTGTGGGACCAAGATATCACTAGCCTATTTGCTGCTATATTAAGTTTTTGGTTTGGTGGAAGGGAGATTAGAAGGAGAGAAGGAAGAGCATGAAGGTAAACCAAGAAGGGTTGGATATAATAAAACATTTTGAGGGGTACTCCTCAACTGTATATGCTGACCCTATTGGTATACCTACAATTGGTTTTGGGTCGATATGGGATAAGGACGGAGATCGACTGACTATGGATCATGGGCCAATAACAGAAGTGGAGGCAGAGTTCCTTTTGGTTCGTGAGCTAAAACATGTTGAGTCGGCTATTGCTAAATTAATAGGTGTAGAACTAACTGAGAATCAATTCAGTGCAATTGGATCACTTACATATAATATTGGCAGTGGCCGACTTAAATCTTCCACGCTAAGAGCTAAACTTAATAGGGGGGACTACTCAGGTGCTAGTGCAGAGTTTCCTAAATGGAGACGTGCTGGTGGTAGAATCCTAAAAGGATTAGTAAGACGTAGGAAATCAGAACGAGAACTCTTTGAAGCTTAATTAAGTATATATAAAAGAAAAACCCCCTATGAACTTTAATTCAAGGGGGTTTTTTATTTTAATCGTAGTTTCGTCTCGACCACATCTTTACCCATAGCCAAGTATCAAGTCTTCCTATTAATTTTGAAAGCTTAATCATAGGCTTTGAACACCAGAAGTATTTATGGGTATCCCATTTAATAGTCTTCATATTCCTCAAGGTAGAATTCATTTTCTATCTCCGCGTTACACTTAGTACATATTACAGAGTACCAATCTAGGTGGTATACCTGCTCTACGTGGTGACAATTATCGCATTCAGTATGTATGGTAATCATTACGACCTCTCTAGCTTAACACGGTTATCTCTTCTAGCTAATAATTTACTCATCTTTTCACTGCATTCGGCAGCAATCTCAAGAGTATCAACTTCTTTGATTGAGTTTGATCTCAAGTCTAGTCCATAGTTATCCCCCATCAATGCATGGTGATCTATTTCGTGCTGCTCTACCTCATCGTTAGCTATAAACACCCTAAATTGAGTATGTGCAAAGGGAGTCATGGAAGCACATAAAGTCTTTATAAAGCCATCAACATCGTCTGCCTTATTAAATTTCTTTATTGTACCCAACTTAGCTTTAGGGTCACACATCCCGTTCTTGTATATAAACACTCTCATTTTCTCCAAACTCCTCTAGTATTATATTACTCAAGTCACTTATGTTACCCTTAACCCATCTCGCAGCGTCTACAGTTTCCTGTAGCCCGTCCCAGTCTGGGAAGGCTCCCTCTAAAGTATCCTTTAGCACATCAATATCAACACCTCTTTGCTCTATAATTAAATTACCTTTCTTGTCTATCTGTAAAGCTAAAGATGTTATTGTTGCATGATCAGGTTCCACAACTACCCCCTCGCCCCGTGATGTCACAGATGTCGGACGTTTCGATTGCCTCTTCATATTCTTCTCCTAATTTAGTTAATGCATCCTTATAGGATACTGCTAAGAGAGGTTGTCCTCCCCGACTCTCTGACGGGTAACAAGTAAATCCCCGTAGTCTGTGGGCATAAGATGCTAACACCTTAGTAAACTCTTCTACCTTATCTTCGTTATTATCCTCAGACCCCCACTTAGGTAGATTGATGGTTGACGAGATACACATATCAACATAATCCTGAATATCAGCCTGAAACTTAATCCTCCTCTTATATTGAGTAGCTAGGTCTAGTGCTGTATCCAATGAATCCGGGTTAATCCCATATTCATCAACCATCTCTTGCGTTACACTATCAACTACATATTGATAATGCCATCTTTTGTTTTTAAGGAATCTTCGCTTATAAGCTGTCGCAAACAGAGGCTCAATTCCCGTAGTAGTTCCTGCGAGGATGCCAATGCTTCCTGTTGGTGCAATGGCTCGGTTGGCGCAAGGGCGGCTAATTCCGAGTGTATCTGCATAAGTTTTGCTAGTGCATTCGGATACACTTTTGTAGATTTGTAACCATCTGTGTAGTTCGGGGGTAACTTCATATTTAGCTCCTTTCTTAATCAACCATTCATGTAGCCCCATTAAACCTAAGCCCAAGCGTCTATTTTGCGTTCTAACCCCATATACTTTTTCGTATGGGAGTTTTGCAACGGTTGTTCCTCGTAAGAGAAACATTGTTGCGAGTTGTACGATGTCTTTAAATTCTGATAGTGAATCAATCCTGCCAAGGTTGATGGAGCCAAGGTTACATACGTCACTATCGTCTGAGCTTGAGATTTCTGTACAGGCATTTCTGAGCGTTTCCGTTTCTTTATCCCAGAAGTTAAAACTAAATCCCGGTTCCCCTGTTGATAAAGCTTGCCTGACATTCTGCTTGAAGGTTTCACCAACATCATTTGTTCTCCAGTAATCCTCAATCCATTTCGTATCGTAGTTTATAGAGATATTTGTGTAATCCATAGGGGCTGGAAAGTTGAAGTCTGCCTCCTTTACATTACCTATGCTCTTACCTGTCCCTGCCACATGCATAGTATACCAATTCTTCATCTTTAGAAACTGAGCTATGTCGTCATGCCAGCAGTTTAGCGATGCGTAAATTGCACTACGCCTACTGCCTCCTTGCATCACTCCTCTACCTAGTTCATTGGTCATTTGCATCTTAGGTAGCGGACCAGATGCAATACCCCCAGTGCTATGTAGCATACTCCCACTAGGACGGTAAATGGAATAATCCACACCAATACCCCCGCCAGACGAAAGACATAATTCGGCCTTCTTCGATAACTCAGCCCAATCTTCCCGTGTGTCCTCTTCAGCTTTGAGCAGGAAGCAATTGTTGAAGAATTTATGTGATCTCCCTGCATAGTATAAATACCTCCCTCCGGGTATGAATTTTAAATCTTGCATGTATTCTATCAACTGATCCTTGTCACCTGTCGATGTCTCCTTTCCCATAACATCTTCAACTAAGGTTTCACATAGCGATGCCCATGTCTCACACCCCTCGTGAGCATACTTTAGCTTAAATATGTCCTCGCTGAACTTACGCCGAAACATGGGGTTCTGATTGCTCTTCCAACTCATTACATTTTTCCCTTTATAGCCGTTTTTACGATATTTAGCCCTTGATTCATGCGGGTTACAGAGGACTAATGTGTAGTGTAAGGTACTCTAGGTACTTACACTATACATCTGTATCCATTGATTCACTGATACACGAAGTCTATTGGATGCATCCCTCCATTTGTTATAACGAAGCTCATTTACAAGCTGCCATATTCTCTTTTTAAGGAATATTTTTGATCCTGATACGTGAGCATTATTATCTTGCATCTTATTTACGGCCCATATGATTAGCTCATTCATCCTATGCTTATGTTTCTCAGATTGTTTATTATAATATTTCTCAAATGCATAGTCAAATGTCATTAGTTTCCTACTCATGTGTAATCTCCTTCAGCCTACTTGCGTACCATATACACTTGCCTAAATCTTCGGTTGGATTATCTTTGTATTTATATCTCCACAGGTACTTAATTGCATTTCCCTTTAAATACCCTTTGAACTCCTCCTCTCCCATAGAAGCTTCTATTGCATGTATGCATTCTATACCTTTTCGATTGTAATGTAAAGGGTTTTCTACAGGGTCATGCTTAAGAGCTTTTAGCTTCTCTTCATAACTTGATGTCTTTCCCGTGAGTGAACCTTTTGGGTATTTTGCTTCAAATTTCTTTATTTCATCTAATTTCATAGTACCATCCCTATCAATATAAATAACACAGTATAGAATACGAGTGTAGTTACAAAATTCCAATCAACCATATTCTCTCCTAATCCTATCTAAGCTGTACCATTGTGGTTCGTACTTACCGTTATCTACTTCTTCTTTCACGAGGATACCTCTCCAGTAATTGTAGTTAGATGGCCCTGCAAAGTCATGGTGGTTATCGAAGTAGCATCCTACTACAGATGCCTGTACTCCCCTCTCTTCATGGAAGTCTCTAGTATGGACATGACCAACAGTATATGAACAATGCTCTTGTTTAATAATAGCTCTAGCTAGATTAACAGAGCCTAGTGGTCTGCCCATTATAGGGGAAGGGCAAGCATGATTGTATCTAATACCATCTATTTCGATAGAATATAGAAAGTCATTAACTTGATTATTCCATCTATGCTCCTCTAAATCTGTTATGGAGAATGTCCCTGTCATAACTCCTGCTGATGATACCGCTGTGTTAATCCTATCTTCGTGATTACCCCTAACCTTAACTCTATGCGGTAGCTTCCTTTTACTCTTCTTATAAGGATACCATAGCTTCTCCATAGCATCTTTGTAAGCATTTATATCATCTATATAACTACGAGTATCGTATCCTCTCATATCCTTATCCCAGCTACATAGGGATTCCATGTCAGCACTATCCCCTATGTCAATTACAACATCAGGTTTAATATCAAACATAAACTTACCTAGCCATTCATATCTATCATTATTGTGTTTAGGTGTAGAATGACTATCAGGGATTATTAAGTGTCTACGAGGCATTATGCATTCCCTTCAACATCCATAAATTGTAAATCATCATCGTCATTATCCAATCCCATTCTCTCTAGAAAGTTAGAGAAGATAGCAACACAGTGGTTAGCTGCCGCAGTCGTGTCATTATCAGGATCTCCAATTACCGTCATGTTCAATCTACTTCCTACAGATGTAAACCTTATATAAGCATCATCTGGATTTTCTTTAATTATATTATCAATTGGCCTCATTTAGTAGCTCCTCCATTATCCATTTCTAACGTCATTAAACATGCCCAAGTATCTAAAAACTCCTCTGCATCTATAACTACTACTGGCTTCCTTCTGTTCATCTTCAGAAAAACAATAGGTGGGAATCTACTATGATTTGATGCTTGATCCATAGCATTGTATATAGAGGAATACTTTTCTTGATTCTTACATTCTATAGAGTACGGGAATAGATGTTGGGTTTGAGGGGAGAACTTAACATCTGCCCCTGATGCACCCATTACAGCAGTAGTAATATTCTCCTCAAGATTTTCTCCCAGATCACCTATATATTCAATAAGCTTTTCTTTAACCCAATCTTGCAGTTTTCTACCTTTAGCCTTGGCTGATTTAGTTTTCATTTTGGCTCTCCAAAATACCACTTGTGTGTAGCACCTCTTGGGTTCTTACGATATACTATCTCATCACCCCAGCAAGAATTGAGGAAATTACAGTACCTGCAATTAAGGGATATTGTATAGTTACCAGTAAGTTTATTTCTAAACTTTTCTGGTACTTTGTTGAACTGTCTCTTGAAAGGTTTATCCTTTACAAGAGCATCAATGTTTCTCTCTGCTTTATGTAGAGCCTTAGTTTTCTGCATGTTACTTTCTGGTGCATTGCATACGGCAATAGTTCCCGTCTCTTTATTATATGCAACCCATCCTCCGAAGGGTATACCTTTTGCAGCAGCGTATAGATATCCTTGAGCTACGTATCCAAAAGGATCATCCTCTTCAATCTTCTTAAACCCATCAGGATGGGCAAACTTCTTAAATGCATGTGTCGAGGCAGACTTAATGTCATATACTTTACCGTCAATAACTACATCTAATGTACCCTTGATAGTAGTATTTCCAGCTTTGTATGCAACTCTTTCTTGAAAGGATTCAATATTAACACCACCCGCTTCCATTACAGCCATTACTAAAGCTTCTACCATATCCCCATATGTAAACTTTAGTTTTAGTGATGGGGGTGCAGCTTGTTGCTTCGCACCTGCTTTCTCCAATTGTTGTTGGCATAGTGGCCTACCGATAGCAGACATACGTAATGTAAATTCTCTCTTATCGTTATTGAATTGTTTCTTTAATGCGTCCTTACACCTTTCCCCAAATCTTTCTACTATGTCCTCACTCATAGATGTTTCACCATCAAGAGCATCAAGTAAATACTTTTCGATCTGTTGTTGCAATTTCATTATATTCTCCAAAAAGTGTTGAGCATAGCTCCTGATTACTCAAGAGCTATACCCAACTATAAGTTAGCTAACGAAGGGGATCTCATCTTCTTCGTTGATTACTACAGCTTCTTCATCAGTAGTAACAGGGGCGATATAACCTTCCGTCTTTGCGAACTCATCTGGTGGGCTATACTCAACGAGCTTAATGATCTGAACATCCCTTAGTTCAGGGCGAGAGCCTTTGTTCCCTCCAACATTATAATCACGCTTGTTGTAGGACACATTAACTTCCGAGCCGTTTCCA